ATAAATGACACGACTGGTTCGAATGTTGATGGATCTAGAACAACACCGCTTGACATCAATGGGATGTATGGGCAGTAGAATGCGGCTGCGTCAGTCTCACTTGAACCCTTATAACCAACCAATACTGGCTGAGTATCTGGAGCGTATGAGTCAACGAATACACGCATTGCACCGTTCAATGTACCAACGAACTTAGTGTTTGTTGGAGCTTCGAAAGTGCCTTCAGTTGTTCTTGCGAATGCTGAAGTTGTTGCTGACTGTAGAACAGTCAATGATGCTGGTGATACAACTGCCCAGTTACCTGCACCGCGACGAGTGCGCTGTGCAATCAAGTTTGCAACGCGGTTGATTAGAACTGCTAGAGCAGCATGTTCGTCACCGACGTATGTTGCAGTACCTGATACTGTTGCTTGGTTGTATGTGAACTCTGTTGAAGCAAGAGTACGCAATGACAACAAGATTTCTTGATCGATTTCAGCAGTGATTTCTTGGGCAAGTGCTGCCATGATTTCTGCTTCGATGTCGATACCGTGCTGTGACTGTGCATCCTGTGCTGCTTCAAATGTCCAACGTGCTTGCAACTTACGTGACTTGGCTTCAACAGCCTGACGCAAGATTTGTACGCTGATCTGCTTACCACCGTTACCTTCAAGGGCAGCAGTATCATTACCAGTGTAGTAATTTGATGTAGTTGCGCCTGATGGTGAACGTGAATAGGCCTGAGCAATTTTGAATGGGCTCAATGCTTCTTCACCAGCAGTTACGCTTGTTGCGGCTGCTGAGTTGTCAGTCAATGACTGAGCGTAACGCACACGTAGTGTGTGGATCTGACCAACTGGACCAGTCATTGGCTGAACGCCGACTAGTTCGTTAGCGATAACAGTTGGCATAACACGACGAATTACTGGAAGAATAACGCGATTTAGTGTTGCGATATTACCAGCAGTTGTTGTGCCAGCAGTAGATTCTGCGAGCAACTGCTTCTTGGTGTTCTCTAATATAACACCCATTGTGGAACGACGAGTTCCCTTCAAGCCTTCTAGTAGGGCCTCTTTTGTCTCGTCCCAACGGCTTTCTAAGAGTACTTTTGACATTTGTATTATCTCCTAATCTATGTCTTACTTAAGCCCTGCCAGACGCTTGAGATCGATCACATTATTTTGCAATTCTGGATCTTGCTCAACTTTCTTATTGGCAGTTTCTTTATCACCAGTTACTTCTTTTACAACACTTTCTGTGAGGGCAGTTTTAGCGCCTGCTTTTTCACTTCCAGTATTAAGAACTGCTGGTAGATACTTGTCGAAAGCGGCTTTCAATTTTGGTGTCTGCACGCTTTCAAGCAAAGCCTTCATTACATCAGCCTTCTCTTTGTTTAGAGGAGATAGAAGTTTTTCCATATCCTTTTCACGCTGAGTTGATTCTTTTATAATTCGGACTTCACGATCCTTTGTTTCGACTAACTTCTGGGCTTCTATAGCCTTTGAAGTAGCCTCAGCCAATGCTCTTTCTTTTTCTGCAATAACTGAATGAAGTTTGCGAGCCTCTGCCTTATCGTTTAGATAAGTTACAGAGTATTCACTTGCAAACGCTTCAAACAACTTGCGTCCAAAAGCATTTTCTCGGGCTGTTTTGATGTCTTCTCTGAGTTGTGATAGTTCACCCTTCAAATGACCAGTAACAGCGGCGTTGACTCTCTTAGCACTTTCTGCAACAAATTTTTGCTTGAGTGCTTCAAGTTTCTCACGACCTTCTGCGACCAACTTGACACGAGCCTCAACAACTGCTTGTTTGTCTTGATTAAATTCCTTGATCTCTTTTGCAAGAGCATGTACAATGAATTTCTCTAACTTTTGTTGATTCTCTGTCTGGACTTTACGATCATTACGTAGTTCTCTGATTTCTTCGGCTAGTTTAGTAACCATGAACTCATTGAACTTCGATGCATTTTCTTGCAATTTGATCTTAGCCTTTACGCGGTCTTCGTTTAAAGCCTTTCTCTCATCGTGAAATTCTGCAATTTCAGTTGAGAGGCTTTCTGTTACCATCTTATCAAGGGCTTCAACCATCACGCTACGATCATGCTCGTAACGTTGCGCAAACTCTTCTCGGAGTTCTGCACGTACTTGATCGCGGGCTTCAGTCAACTTTGACTCCCAGACCTTTTGAATTTCGCCTGAGACTTCTTCATTGATTAGACCACTCTCTAGTAATGGTTTGATAGCATCTAACATGCTTTTATCCCCTATTATTTAATTTAAGATCCTTGATGAGACGTTTAACTTCCTCACCTAAGTATCTTTGTACCTTTTTGTCGCCCCTTGCTTCTCTAGCGATATCCATAACTTTATGACCATGCTTCATATTCATGAGGCTTTCGTATATTGCTTTAGGATATGCGTTAGGTGCGCTTGGTTGTGCGACTATATCTACAGTGATGATTTCAAAATCACTGACCTTGCCATCTAAGTCGTTCACATTACCTGATCCACGACTTGAAACGCCTAGTTTCACACCGCTCTCCAACATAGTTCTTACTAATTGACCCATTGGAGTTGGTAGAATTTTTAATTTACCGAAACCGTTTGCGCCATCCATCCACATACTTGTGATCATATGACTTACACGGTCTAGGTTAATCTTTAAATCGTCTGGGTGATCTACTTCACCCAACACTGAATAACCTTCAGATATTTGCTTGTTCAACGTTTCGACTGCGGTCTCAATTTCAGAAATGGGGTAAACACGCTCATTTGCGTTCTTTACCCCTCCCTGAATGAAGATACCCTTCATATAGAGGGTCTTCAGATCGCCGTCTTCCTTTACGGATTCGACAACCATGTTCGCTCTATCGAACGTTAGGTGCTCTTTGAGATACAAAGCCATTGTTCTCCAAGTTTCCTTTTAATTAGCCTTTGGCCACGATGCTCTTGCTATTTGCAGAGCCATCTTTGGTTACGGGTTTTGGTGCAGCAGTTAAATCAACTTTTGCTTTACCACCTGGTACGTTCTTGAATGAACCTGCACCTGGTAGATCGCCTTCTTTCTTGCTGTACTCATTTGATGGGCCTTTTGGACCATTTGGTACAGACTCAGCAGCGCCTGCGAATTTGACAGGCTTGCTGTCCATTCCCTTTGCTCCTGAATTTGCTGTTACTGGGCTCTTTGTTTGAGCGCCATTATCACCGTGTGTTACTGATACTTTCTGAAGTTGTACTGCTTCCATAACTTCTTCTTCCATAGCATCATCTGACATTTCCATCATGTCATCTTCAACTTCTTCTTCGTCGCCCATGTCTGCGTCACCGCTCATGAGTGATTCAAATTCAGCCATTAGATCATCTAGTTTATCTTTGATGTCGCCTAAGTCAGCCTTATCAACTGAACCTTCTTCATCATGATCTGCTTCTAGATCGCCAGTTAAATCGTCGCCTGCTTCTTCTGCTTCATCGTCAAAATCGATGTCTGCTTCGTCTTCGGCTTCTACAACGTCACCTGACTCTTCGGCTGAGATTTCGTCCATTAGATCGCCTACTTCGCCCACCATTGATGATTCTTCAGTATCCATCATCTCTTCATCCATGATTGACTCATAGATTTCACGGGACTTTTCGACCACGATCTCGTGGAATAATTCTTTTGCTCTGTCTTCTTGCTCATTGATAATGAGGTCAATAAGCTGTTCAAATTTCTTGTTTTCCATTGTAAGTTCTCCTGGTTAAAAATGGCTTTGTAAAATTATTTAGTGCGTAGTTATAAAAAGCACTCAATAAGTGCTATTTTTTTACGTTTTTGTGGAAATAAGGCTAAGAATAGCCAGATTAGGCAGCAGCCTGTTCTTGAGGCTGATTGGCCGCGCCATACTGCTCACGCACTTTCTTTAGATGTTCTCTCTTTTCATAGTTACGAACATCCAACATCTTGCGCAATTTACGCAATTGTTTCAACGTTAATTTAGTTTTGCGTGAAGTTCTCCATACAGGTTTGCTGTTATCTTGATTGACATCTTGATAACCTGCTATTGGAGCATCAAACATTTCAAATAGTTTCATACTATTATTTATCTTATACTGGTGGACTTGCGGGAGTAGCGGGTGCCGCGGCGCCGCCTGTTTCAGGTCCTGTTCCCGCAGGAGTTGCGCTTACTGGGCCTGCAACATCCATACCTTCTTCACCTTCAGGAGGTGCCTCCATCTCGTCTCCAGTCTGTTCGTCTGTTTCGATGTCAGCATTACTTACACCCACGCTACGTAGATCGTTGCCTTTAGGTTCCTCTAACGGTTCTTTGCCGTTCTCTTCACGCCACATCTTCTCATTTTGTGTTATCTCTTCTTCAGATAAACCTAAGAAACGTTCCATAGCAAAACGTTTACTCATGTATGGAAACGCTTCCATTGTTTGGAATACACTAACTCTGGCTGTATCTAATTCGCTTTGGCGATATGCAGCAAAGTTCTGTGGTGGATTGAATGTTAATTTAAAGAGACCACTATCAATATTGAAGCCTCTCCAACGTAAGAACAATTTGAACTCTTCGTCTAGTGTGATAGACATATAGTTCTGTAGTCTTTCGCAATATTGATTAAAACGATATTCTTGAATCAATGCTGTGCCAACACGACCATCACTTAATGGTCTATCGCTGTCATCTGGACCTGTTGGTAAATATGAACTTGGTACACGCAATCCACGTGCTAATCTGTTATTGAAATAACGCAAGTCATCGATCTCGCCTAGATTCTGACCACCTGGCATGACTTCTACACTTGATCCACGACCATCTGCTGTGACGGGAAAGAAATAGTCTTCGTTCATCGACAGTGGATTATACGTAGCATCTACGATAGATTGCCCACCATACACGCTTGGTATTCTACGTTGATGAATCTCATTCTTGATACGCTCAACGAATGCCATAGCCATGTGACTTGGCATGTTACCTACATCAATCTTGAACAATCTACGTTCTGGTGCACGTTGAACACGATAGATTAGCACAGCATCTTCAAGCAATTCTTTTTGCTTATAGACTTTGAAGATGTTTTCTAATATACTCTGACCAAACGGCCAAAATCTATCTAAACCTTCAGTCAGACTTAAATGTACTATATGTTTCGCATCAATAGCGGCTTCACTCTGACCTAATGTAAAACGGCTACCAGATGTATTGTATGGCATTGCTGGAACTGTGTATGGCGTGTTAGTTCCGCCTCCACTACCGCCTAATCCAGTTGCGGGGTTAGCGGCAAAATCAGTGTTCGTTTTTTGAGCCACCGATAGATTCTGTAAATTAATATTAAGGTCTTTAATAACATATTGTTCCGGTAATTTACCTTCACTCTCATTGACAATGACTTTGATCACTTTGACCATATCGACCCAATATAGTTTAAAGTTTTCCGGGTCGCGAACGAATACTTGATCACCGTATTTGACAACGTTACGGAATATCTTAAAGATTCTTTGATCAAATTCGTTTAATTTACACCATTGCTGTAACTGTTGCTTCAATATATTAACTTCATGAGGTGTGGGATCTTCAGTGAAATCAATATTGAATGGTGTGCCATTGTGTTCGTTCTTCTGTGTACTGAATTCTGAAATGATGTCTAAACATGCGTTGATTTCTGCGTCAACGTCCATCATCTCATACTGATTATAACGTTCTATTCTATTTGGATGCCCTGTATAAACTTCAGGGAGCCTACTCATATAGTTGCGGTATCCCCAATCGGCATTATTATAGCCGTCGCTAACACCCCCATTATTATTTGGGCTATTGTTCCATGTGCCCGAATTGCTGTTAGCGCCGCTAATAGGGCTAGTGAAACCGGATTTGTTTAAGAATCGTTTAACGTATGGCATTGTCTAGTATTTAGTGTTAGGCTTGACTATACTTCAATAACTTGTCTTGTGTACTATTACTTGTTTCAAGCCTATTGATTACTGAATCTAATTTATTAGACATCATTTCCATCATTGATTGATTGATAGCGACTAACTCCTTGAACGCTTCTGGATCTTTACTACCCATTGCGGCTGCTTTGTCTTGCATTTGTGCCTGTATTTCTGTATTAGTTTTCTTACCTAATTCTGCTAAGAAACTGTTAGGATCTAGTGGCACGATCATTTCATTACCGTGCAATGTTGCTGGATATCCAGTTTCTGGACCCATTGCTAATCCACCTGCATCCGCGCTAACTTTTGTAGGTATTTTACCTGATCGCAATGCTTCTGCAAGAGTCTTTCCTTCAGTAGCCTGTTTATGACTTGATGTTTCGCCGTGACCAAATACCATAGACGCGCCAAATTTAGACATCAAACTTTTACCTAAATCAAATCCTGATTTTAATTGTGCGGTGCTTACATCAGAATCGTCTTTTGCTACTAAAGAAATACTTACAGAGTTGCTATTAGTAAGTCCAGGTTGCTTGTCTGTTTTTCCTGCGTGCCATGCTTTTTGATCTCCAGGGACAAATTCTGTGATAGAGCCGTCTTGATCAACCATGTAATGGTAACCTAGACCTCTAGCCTTAAGTGTCGATATAGCACTTTGCAATCCTCTACCACCTGTATGGTGAACTATGATACCATCTGTCTTTTTTCTAGGTCCTTTTGCTGCGTCTCCTGCATCAGCCGCTCCCATTTTTAATGGGCCTGCAGGACCGCCACCTCCACCACCTACTTTTCCTTCAGCGTCATCAGATGGTACTTTCTCAGAATCTTTTGATCCGCCACCTAATAATTTAGAAGCCCATCCAGAAGCCCAATCCATCACTCCACCACCGGATGGCGTTGAAGGAACACTTACTCCGCCACCGCCACCGCCAACAGCCGCGGCTGGTTTACTACCGCTTCCTCCCCCGCCACCACCTGTTCCGCCTCCGGTAGTAGCACCTGGCTTAACCGGTTTAGCCTGCGGTGCTGCTGTTCCTCCGCCTGCCGTACCACTCATTGCTGAACTATAGGCAGCAAATGCTTGTCCTAATTTTAACGCTCTATCTGGATCAACATCAAGTTTAGTAAACTTGACGAATTTACCCATGACATCATCACCACCAAACATTTTGACGATGCCACCAACGATGTTATCTGCGGCATTCGCGAGTTCTCCGCCGCCTTTAAATTCTGCTAATGCTTGACTAAAATATACGAATGCTTGTGCGTTAGTTTTGACACGTTTAGCACCATCTGACCCTAGATCGATCTTAGCAAATTTTTCCATCTTATTATAAGGTGCGTCAATTTGGAAGAATGATGCTACTCCCTCACTTAACGTACCCCACATGCCTTGATCAGTACCTTTATATTTCGACATCGCATCGCCAAACGATGCCATTGCTTCTGCGTTATTTTTTACATTTGCAGAATTGATCTTGAGTTCACCAAACTCTTGTAGTTTCTTGAACGGGCCTTCTATTCCTAATCTACTTGAGATTTTATCTGTGAATCCACCTATCAAGTTGCCCATGCCGCCCACTGCTGATGCTCCACCGCCTACAGCAAATGCTTTATTGAATGCCATGAATGCTTCAGCATTCTTCTTGACTCTATCGCCGTCTATCTTGAGTTTATCGAACTCTTCAAGTTTCTTCATAGGACCATCTACGCCTAAGAAATTACCTAACTTATCACTTAGACCTCCTATGATTCCACCGATGCCTGCGGCCGCACCACCTGCACCGAATACAGCAAGACCACCACCTATAGCAGCGATACCTTTGCCTGAATCAACTAACTTACTGCCGTCTAACTTCTCAAATGGTTGCAAGCCTTCTGCTAATGAAGGTAGTGCTTTGCCCATGATCCATGTAGCACCTGCAAGACCTGCGCCTACTGCGGCTATCGCTACACCGAATCCTGCCGCACCTGCAAGAACCATTGGGTTCGCAAATGCTTTAAGACCTTTTGCCGCGCCTTCTAATATGTTACCACCACCTGCACCTAATGCTCCGGCTGCTTTACCTGCATTTCCGGCGGCGCCGGCTGATGCCGGAGACACATTAGGTATGCCAGATGCACCGCCGGGCACTACACCACCTGTGCCAGGCAACCCTCCACCTGCACCACCACCGAACGGCATTATTCCTTTGATCTTGTCCATGACGCCACCAGCGGACGCTTTCTTGGCGGCTAGGACTAGCATACCTAATGCTCCTGCGGCTGCAAGAGCCGCAGTTGCCATTATTGGGAGTTTCATCGCTACGTCTTCTACTGCACCTGATGCTTTTATAGTTGCTTCTTGAATTTTAGCCTGAGCGTCTGCTGGTGCATCTTGACCTGGTTGTTGTGCTTTTTTACGTCCAGCTCGAATATCTATTAAATCTTGCTCTAAATTTTGATTCATTCTTTGAGAACGTTTCTTGTTGTCTTCTACGTTATTAAAGTCAAAATCTTTTCTTGCTTGTTCCGAAACAAGCAATGCTCTTTCGCTTGATCTTAATCTGTTCTTTTGCTCTGCATAGTAATCTTGTTCTACTTTTGCTGTTGCAAGTTGAGCATCTTTTCCTTCTTTCAATGAGTTAGCAAACTCAGCCATTGGACCTTGCATATTGTTACGTGCAAGTTTTCTTGATTCTTCACCAGATATAGTTCCAGTGATAAGCATTTCTTTAGCACCTTTTCTTAGTGCTTCGGGTGCATCGGCTAATGCATCTAATGCTTTTTCGCGTTGCTCCATTTCTCTTCTAACGGCTGCGGCTTCATCTAGACGACCTGCTTTAGTTAGATCATCAATCTTAATTTGATCCGCCATCAGTTTTACTTGGCGTTGAGCATCTAGTGCATTTTCTTTTTGTTTTTCTTTAAGTGAAGCAACATCTTTACCAGTCAATGACGCAAGATCCATCAAACTAGTTTGATAATCTATGCTTGCTCTTCTTAATTTTTCTCTATCTTGTAATTCACCTTTAATTGAACGTCCCGATGCCGCTTGTAATGCAAGATAATCTGCGGTACCCTGCATCATCTCTTCTTGGGATATGCCAAGACGCATCATCTCTGCACGTTCTTCTGATGTAGCCTTGACTAACTGTGCGAATTCTTTTTGTGCGGCGCCGGCATTATTACCAAGAATCATTATATCAGAGCCCAAACCCTTCATAGGTTTGATCATGCGACCTAATGTCTCGGCATTTAGGTCCGCATCACGGGCCATCTTTCTCAATGATTCAGTAGTATGGGCTCCTGCGGCGCCCATCTTGTTTAATTCATTTTTGCCGTCTAAGTAACTCTGTGTTATTTTTAGTTGTGCTTCAAGTAATACCGTAAGACCTTTAGTCAAACCACCTATGAGTAGCGCCCAACCACCTAATGCCTTACCTACACTTAGTGCGGCATCACCGACAGAACTGATGGCTCCGCCGAATTTAGTTATATTAATAGACTGATCTAGTAATGCGCCGCCGAATGATCCTAACGCTTGTTTTGCTTTGTCAGACGCATCTTTGAGATGCATCTCGCTTTCACGTAGTTTTTTCTGTGCTTCAAGTCTGGCTAATTCGGCTTCAGTCAATCCCCTCGCACTTCTAGTCAGTCCGTCAATCGCTTGACCTGCCGTTTGACCTGCGGCACCTTGCGCTTTAACGCTGCCTGTAGTCTTTATACTGACTTGTCCAAAATCAGCCAAATTGGTCGATAGGGAGTTTAGCGTCCTATTTAAACGGTCTATGGAATCATTCAGTTCGTCTATGTTGATATCAGCCATATTGCTCTACTTTTTTCTGGGTGTTTTTTATACCTATAAATAACAATACTATTTATAATTGGAAACATATCCAATATTTAACGAGGACAAAACATGGAAAACAACCCACTAAAGCAGTATTTTCGTAGACCAGCAGTACATTTCAGACTTCCCAGCGAGGGTAAAGGATACATGCTTGGTGTCATAGACATCCCTGAATCAGGGGAAGTTCCTGTCTATCCCATGACTGCGCTTGACGAAATTACTATCAGAACACCCGACGCATTGTTTAATGGTAGCGCGGTTGTAGAATTGATCAAGAGTTGCATACCTGCAATCAAAAATCCATGGCGATTAAACGCAAATGACTTAGATGCGGTATTGATCGCTATCAGAGCGGCAAGTGGTCAAGATCAGTTAGAGGTTTTAACAACATGTCCAAAATGCGAGACAGCATCAACTTATGGATTGAAACTAAATGCTATATTGGCTCAGTTGAAGCAAGGAGATTATGATACTCCTTTATTAGTGAATGACTTGAGTATCAAATTCAGACCATTGACATATAAAGAGATGAATGAAGCATCCGTTGAACAATTCAAGATACAACGTCTTTATGGAAACATTGACGACATCAAGGATGAAGAAGAAAAGAATAAAAAGACACAGGACGCAATACGTGCTATCACAGAAATAACGATGAAAATCATTGCAAACACTGTTGAATATATCGAAACTCCTAATGCAAGAGTTGAAGAAAAACAATATGTCGATGATTTCTTGCACAACTGTGATGGTAGTGTCTACGTAGCGATTCGTGACCATAACGCAAAATTAAAGAACAGTACTGAATTAAAGCCATTAAATGTCAAGTGTATGAATTGCACTCATGAATATGAACAACCCTACACATTAAACGCCAGCGATTTTTTCGGCTAAGACTTCTTACCGCTGGCCCCGAAGCCGTAGAGAAGTATATTCAAGAATTGGACAAAGAAGTAGAGGGCATCCGTAAATCAGCACTAACCATGTCCTGGTACATGAGAGGTGGTGCTACTTACGAGGATGTTCTAAACATGTCTAATTCGGAAAGAAAAGCAATCAGTGAATTAATCGATGACCACATCGATGTAACTAAGAAAACTCAACTTCCGTTCTTCTAATCTGTTTGGAAGACAAACTTCGTTTGTCTAAGTCTTCGCTGTCGCTCAGACTTATATTTTCTTTTGTTATCGGATTATATTGCCGCCTTAGAGTCCATGGTAGTGCTATTCAGCACTACCATTGGTAAAGACATTGCCATGCCCTATCACCCATGTCGTCTATTCCCCAACACACTAGCCTGTTTGCTGTATGT